TCCATTCCAAAGCGTTTGAGATTGCTCTGCCGGGTTTCGTCATCGGTCTTTGCGTCAACGTGTCCGGCCCGGATCCCGTAGGATGCTTCGAGCGTAGCCGCCAACATTTGAGACTGAGCTACGTTCTTTGCGAACGCCAGAGTCCGGGAGCCTTTGCCCCATTTCATCCACGTCTTGATCAGGAAGTCTACCTGCTCTTCTGGATCGAATTCTTTGTAGTCTCCGTTGGTCAGTTCAGCATGGTACGCCTTGATATCGGTCAACCATCCTTCCCGGATCGCATAATTGATATCGAACGACACGGCAATTTTATCACAGAACGGTAGAAGAGCCTGCCCATCTGCCCTGATTGGCGTAGCCGTAAGGAAAACTGAGAGCGGCTTGGAACCGTCTGCAAATGTATGGTGCTGAGATTCGTCTGAGCCTACACCGAAGAAGTTCAGAATGTTGTCCCAAGTCCCATCAAGCGAAACGTGGTGTCCTTCATCCACGATGATAATTCCCGGATATCGATGTTGGAGCTTGCCGATCCTGTTCCCCATGTACCGTCCGATTGAATCGACTGAGCAGAAGATGAAATCTTCTTCCCCGGTGCAATGGTACTCGCCCATTTCGATTCCGATCCATTTCTCAGTTCCCCACCTACGCTTGAAAGTCTGGTAGGCTTGGAATAGAATCTCCCGGCGGTGAGACAGGAATACAACTCCCTTGTCTGCCAGATCGGGAAACTTCTCTGGAAGGAATGCGGCAACCCCGGACGTTTTACCTAGCCCGGTGGCCAGATGCGCCATGAGTCGATTTTCTCCTTTCTCATAATGATACAGGAGAGCGTCATGTGTTTCGTCTTGATACGGTCGTAAGATCATTACTTCTTCTGGAATGCTTCGATTATCTCACTTGTCTCTGTTCCCCGGAAATGGTTGAATACCATAATCCGCATGTCTTTCGTCTTGGCCAGTTCAGGGTGCTTCAGGCAGAAGTCGTGAGCGGCAATCCACGTCTCATAGAAGTAATCCGTTCTGGACAGAATGATGTTTACGAACTTACGCCGCAATGCTAGGAATGATCCCGGCGGATATCCTTTATCGTCAACAGTCTCAGGTAGGCATTCCTTGAACCCGGCGGCTTTCAATTTGCGTTCAAGCGCGGGGGTTGACTTGGCCAGATAGTCCAGATCTTTCGGCACTTCATAGCCGAATACGGCGGAGCCTGTCAGGACGCATTCGACTACGACTGTATCGAACATTCGTTTGCGCGGCTTAGTTGGTGATTCTTTTCGTCTCATTATAGTAGGACATTTTGTTTATCGGTGTACTACTGTAATAGAGCAAAAGTCGTGCCAAAAAAAACCCCCCGGCCAGAAACGAATCCAACCGGGGGAAGAAGAACGACTGACTTGAGCCTGTCCTACTCCGCTTTTGTCGCAGGAGCCTTCTTTTTAGCCGCAGGTTTACGGGTGAACTTCTTCTCGCTCTGCTTCAGAGCTTTAACGAGAGTCGATGCACCGTCAGCTTGGCGGAACTCAGATAGGTCATAACTGCAATACACGTTTGTACGGTCGTACTTTTCGTCTACTTCCGTAAACATACCGTGTGAGTTTTTGGCCAATCTGGTGACAGCGATTTCGGCTGAGAACCGGAAGTCATACTTCCTTGCGTCCAATGCCGTTGCTGAGAGATCATCCGATTCCATATCGAACAACTCCATGAATTCAGCCTTCACCTGTGGAGTCAGGAACAGGGACACACGAACTCCGCGAGACTTTTCTCCGTCAATGACGAAGTGAGCCAATTCACGTTTGCGCTTGTCCAGACCCGATCCGGTCAGGGTGAGATTGAAGCGTTCTCCTGAAGTGGGAACGTCTGTGGGTAAACGATGATTCATTCTATTTATCCGGTTTGGATGCAATCGTCACGGCAATTTCGTCACACGCATCTTCATATGAGATCTTGCCGTTGATGATTTTGTTGTAGTAGTTTTTGACTACCGTTCGTGAAAGTCCGTCCGTCAGGGATTTGAATTCTGACGTTTGGGCCGCAGTCAGCTTCACCTTTTCAGGAGCGGCTTTCTTGGCCGGAGCCTTCTTTGTGGTCGCTTTAGCCGGAGCCGGGGAGCTTGACTGAGAAACACTTCTTGCGCGTGATGCGCCCGGAAGGAATTTCGCAGGCATGCGTGGTTCCGCTTTGAAATACTTCGGCTTACCAGATCCAGAAGGATCTTTCATTTCACACCATTGACCCGGTACGTCATACAGGTATCGACCGATTCCCCATTGGACAGCCGCACGTCTCATAGAGCCGGACAGACCACCTTTGGTCGCTTCGATATCTGTATTGTCAGCACCATCCCAACGTGAGATCCATTCGAAGTGGCCCGGAAAGGTCTCAACCAGAATCGTGATCCCGCAAAGGATCGACTTGGCTGAACGGGGATCTTCGATGTACTCATTCTTCCAGACGCACGTATCATCCAGACGTTGCTGAACGGCGCGGTTGTCGATGTAGAATGCGGCCATTCCCTTCCAAGGCGCAGAGCGCGTTGTGGTCATCGGGAACGATTTGACCTGATCCGCAGGGAACAAGGCCGATAAACGCTCCAAGATTTCCGGCAGATTATGAGAGATTGTACTCATTATTTTGGGTTTCCATTTGTGAGAAGAGATTCAAGTTCGGTCAATCTCGACTTCAGTTCTAGCGGATTCAGTTTGTCCTGCATTGAAATTGCGCGGCAAATGTTGAATCCGATTTCTCGAACGTCAGGGAGCGAAGACTTGAGCAAATTCATTCCCATATTCCATGCCTTAAAGCGTTCAAGCGTTAGCTCTGGAAGGTGGACGATCATTTGCATTTTGATATCAGACATATTGTTTTCTTTAGATACGGGATTAAGGGAAAACGAACGCCCCGCTCAGATTTCTCCGAACGGGGTATCGTCATTCATTTAGAACGGAAGATCATCTTCATCTTCATCACCAAGATCATCATCTGATCCGGTGTTGGCCGCAGGTGCGGCTCCATTCGGTCGGCCACCAGTTAAGGTGAACTCGCGGAGCTTCACTTCAGTAGTCGGAATGGTAACTTCTTCGCCACCAACTTCCTTCGTATAGGAGCCATAGTTGTTTGAACCTTCAACGTGCATCTGCTGTCCTTTCTGGACTAGATCCGTGATCAATTCAGCCTGCTTGCCCCATGCTGTGATATTGTGAAACTGAGCTTTCTCCTGCCATTCGCCTTCAGAATCTTTGTAGGATTCGTTCGTCGCAAGGGAGAAGTTCGTTACGGCTGTGCCGCCGCGAGTGTGCTTCAGTTCTGGTGTTTCGGTTACGTTACCAAGAAGGAAGACTTTGTTGACATTTCTAGCCATGATCGATTTACCTGTATTTAGGTGTTGTTAAGGATGCACTAAGACTATCTTAGTACGTTGTTAAGGAGAGCAAGTTTCGTGCCAAACTCATTTTATTGTGAGAATGTCTTCAAGTCATGCTCTTTGATCAGGTCATTGATCTTTTCAATTGCCTGTTCTTCGCGAAGAGTCTTCAGCCAACTTTTGGCTTCGACTGTTTCTTTGTGTCTAATAGTAAGAGTTGCAAACTTCGTGCCAAACCTTTGCTGTTCCTTGTTGCGGATCGTGAAATTGTCCGTTTCGAAGTCACCAAAGCCGGGAAGGTGCGTCTCAATAGTGGCCTTCAGGAGCTTCACTTGGGTCTCTGCTTCGAACTTTGTCTCCTTCTGAAGACAGTAATCGTCCAGAATCAGATCCAGTAGATCGTTCTCCGTGATGTGGCCAACGTCCTGCAATCCTTCAAAGTCAGGCTCAGTTTGAGTCTCAACATGAAACCAGAATGCAGGCATCAATTCGTCGAAGGATTTGAACAGTCTCCGGTCTGGTTTGATCCGGACGATCATCGGTTCCCATTCGTCGTAATTCCAGACACAGATTCGAGCTTCAGGGATCTTCGTGATCCACATGTAATACTGAACCTGAATGACCCACGACAGGGACACACCGTAGCTCTCAATGTACTTGAAATTCCGCATGGCCGGAGCCTTGAATTCCCACACGTACTTGTCAGTCAGCCCGTCAGGGTGTCCGCCGCAGTACGGTAGGTCAGGATGCAGAACGGTGATCTGTGGACGCTGAACTCCGACCATAGCATGTGCCGGGCCGTTCATTGCTTCGTTGTATGAAGCTAGGTTAGCGACCGCCTGCGGAGTACCGTACCGTTCGAACATTTGGACGGAGTTGATATCCCCATCCAGTTCATCGATACAATACTGCTCAATGACAGATTCCATCCGGTTTCCCCGGCGGATATGTCTATTGTCCACGTCATCCGTTTCCAGACCGACTTTCTTCCGCCAACATTTCTGTACGGATTGGAAATCGTTCAGGCCAAGGATTGATGCGGCATCGGCTCCACCAATGTATTTTCTACGATCCATTTCGATTGTTGTATGTGTGAATGATATCTAATTTGATGTAGGCCGGGTGTTCTGGAATCATCTTGCGTGGAATGACCATCCATTCTTCCCGCTCTTCTCCCCTGAAAGGAGACATGATCAGGTGGACGATTGCAATCTCTCGCGTTGGATTCGTTACCGCAATGCTCTCAGCATAATCTACTGCCAGATCGAACGAGCGAAGCGATACGCCAACGGCGCAGTTCGCATAGGACGTGAGAGCCTTCTTATGAAGCCGTTCCAATTCGGGCGGTTCCGGGCCTTTGTCCGCTCTGATACGCTTCCGGGTGGCCGCAATCTCTCTGAGAGAGCGTAGCCAGTATTCGGTTATGTGCCTGCCAATGGTAGTCATTATCCAATGAGTTTTGAAAGTGATCTCGCAATGAGTCCAATGATATCCACCCGATTCTTGACAGGGAGCGCAATTGCTATCTTGCTAACAAGGGACGGTAGATACCTACTCGCTAGAAGAATCTCCTTCTCCCCCTGACGAACGAACAACCCTTCCGGGGTGATCTCGAATTTAACCTTCTCAGGCTTTTCCGGTTCGACGTGTTCTTCAGGATTCATCGGTTTCTCCGTTTTCGGTTGCGGGAAACAATTCATCCAGTTCGATGTTTTCGATCTGAATCTTGACAGCTTTCTTGTCTGCCAGATAATCCACCATCAGGAATTTCTTCCGCAGGTCTTTGTCCTTGATCGCACCCTTGGCGCGATTATAGTCCTGAATAATCTTCAGGGCGAAATCGTCTGCGTTGACGGATTTCAGGAGCAACTTGAATTCTCCCTGTACAGGGATCAGAGCATAAATCATGGTCTTGGTCAGTTTGTGAAAGGATTACTTCACTTATAGAGCAATTATCGTGCCAACTTTCAATTTCGGGCTTCAGGGTGGAAATGCGGCTCATATACCTGCTCTGCGCCGCCTGCAATCGTACAGAATTCTATCCATTCGGTCAGGGAGATCGGAACAGTTATCCCGGCGGGTAAGCATCGGTCGTGAACGAGTCGAATCGGCTCAAAGTCTTCGTGCATGTCCGCAACAATGGCCAACTCAAATGAGATATGATGAATGCAGACAGGATCACAGATCAGAATGTCGGGCCAATGGCCCTTAGATTCCTTGTAGTCCAGAACGACCTTGGCGGCAACCATTACCTACACCGTTTTGTCTTGGGATGCGCGGTAGTGTCTGACGGTGATTGGATAGCCGTAGCCTTTCGCAATCTCAGACAGGTGAAGGAGAAACGGAGTCTCCCAATCTAGCGGATTCTGGTTCAACATGTCGGCGTACCGGGACGGAAGGGCAACACCAGTTGCGGTTTCTTCGTCCACGATCACAACAACGTTTCCGTTTTCTTCGAGTACGTTCTGTGGCCCGTAAAAACCAGTAAGGAATTGGATCAGGTCTTTCATTAAAATGCCCGGTTGATGTAATTGATGATGAATGGTTTGCCAGAATGCCCCGGCTCCCATACAACGATTTTGGATGCAGGCGTACAGAATTTCTTCGTTACCAGTTCATTCCGATTGAAGGTCATTTGACCGGAATTATCTTCCGGGTCATTTGTCCCGAACGAGATTTCCAGTTCAAGGTAGCCGTTGGCTCCTTCATGGTACAGGGTCTTGCGGAATTGCGCTACCCCATCGTTCATGCATGCGAATGAGATCCATTCGTGCGCTGAGAATAGGCCCAAGGCTTTCAGCATCTTCAATGCTTCGTCAAGGGTTTCGGCTGTGCCTTCCGGCTTAAAAGTGCTACTCATTGTCATTACTGTGGTAAGGTGAATCTTCATCATACATGGGAAACTCATCTAGCATCCCATCACGTTCTGCGTCCATTTCGGCCCAATGCGCGTCCCATTCAGCGTCACGTTTTCTCTCGCAGTCTAGGCATACTACGTTGGTGCTGTTGGGAAGTTCCCGGTCGCAATCTTCGCAACGAACGGCGGTGTCAGGCATGTACCTTTTTCCCCGTTTACCGTGTGGCCTAGTTGCGGTGGCCATTTGGCGCGGCCCCTTACGCATCTTGATGTGTCCCATCACTTCAGTTTGATTACTTGGTTGTGGAATTGCTTGGCTCCCATTCTTGGATCGGTGTTCGGCTCTGAACCGATGAACACGCATTTCGGTGTGATCTTCAGGATATAACCCTTCCGGAAATTCCTGTATCTCAATTCCGTGTAGACCACTTGATCTGAGAAATGTAGGCGTTCGCCCAAGAAGTCAAAAGCGATGATCTCTTTCATTATTTTCCCCATCCAAGGCAAAGGTGAACCGAACCACACATGGAAGCGAATGACTTCAGGATCCGGTGTTCATCTTCTGTGAGCGGTGGCCCCATGATTGAAGTACACATAAGCCCACCAATGGAGTTGGTCAATCCAACGTCGAAGCGGATCATCTGCCAGAGTTGCTTATTGAACCCGTCTTGGAACATCATTCCAGACAGGGGCTTTGGCCACGATTTGCGGAGTCTCCTTTTCTCCCCTGACCCTGTTACGACTGACGCAAGGGCTGAAGCTAATGAGACCCGGATATCCGGATTGCCACCAACCGTCAAGGATCCGTCGAAGTGAACGGCTGTTTCGAGTAGTTGTGTAAAAGTAGGCATGGTATCTTACCAGATTTGTGTTTGAGTTACTGACTTATATAGTACAAACATCGTGCCAATCTCACTTTGAGTTGATCGTGATCCCAGAACCGACGATTGTACCACACTTTAAGCACTTGTCTCCGGGCTTGGGTAGATATGGTACTGCAAAACCACAATCACCAACCCACCATCGGCCGTTCACGGTTAAGTAGAAACACCTATGAGCTTTCTTCTTTTCCATTATCCTATCACCAACGCATCGCTCGAATTGGCTGTTAGAGCGTGGTGAGCGATCTCTCTGAGTCCGGCCCTTGAATACCCGGTGATTCCTGTCTCAGTTAGAGTCCCGGTTTCGGTCTCAGCCATGAGCTTGAAACTCAGGCAGGAAACACAACTTTTAACTTCTATGATGTGAAAAACGTTCAGGGCTGTGGTCAGGTTGTACATGGTTTTATCTCCTTTGGGATCTTGTGCCTGCGATCAGGTCAGCCGCATGTGCTGAATTGATACTGGCGTTGGACATTACGTGTTGAATCGGGACGTTGGCGAATTGGTTGATATTCAGGCCAAAGTCGTTTACGACTTCACTTTCAATCTGTGTCTTCAGGGCATCGTCTGTGTCGGGATGATCGTACACGTCTCTCATATAGAGTAGGTACTTTGCGTCTTCCCAATTTGTTAAAGCGTTCTTAGCCATTGTTTTCTTCGTCTAGGGTGAACGCCCTACTACGATTCGACGGTCATGGTGGTTGCGAAAAGGTCATCGTCATGCAACACAATCCAGTAGCCGTTGGTCTTCTCAATGGCCCCCCAGATCTGCTTCCTAGTCTTCGGGTGGCGGCAGGATGCAATCCCGGCTTCCAGATCATACGATACGGGAAGGTCTGCAATGTGCAAGGCTTCCATCATTGCTTCGACGTGTGAGAATGGTAGAACTTTAGTCATATGGAAGTATCTGGCCGGATCATTGCTCCATTCGGCGCACATTCGGCATTCCAATTCGTGACGCGGATAATCTTCTCCGCACGTTCGACACAATGCCCAATAAGATTCAACGGGCGGGAACTCACCCGATTCCTTGCAACAGTCGTGCCAACTTTTCTCCGACCAGAGATAAATCGCTAGTAGCGAACCCATGATGATGTAGAAGGTGATCATAATTCATCCTTGAATTTGGACAGGGCAATTGCGTTCTGCAATTCTGCGAAGTCCATGATGTAGTGCATGTTCATTCCCTTGGCCTTACGGTAGGCCCGGATCGATTTGGAAGCAGTCCAAACGCTGTCTGAGATATCCAGAATGTGAATGTAGTCGCGTGGATTCAAACGGTCGTACACGATTCCGGTATCGGCCGGATTGTGGGGCTGTGCGCCCTTTGCATTGGTTGTCATTTGACTACGCTCCAACGGTTTGTGCGTCTTGAGAGAAAATACTCAACGTTGTGAGTAGGCACTTCAACTTCTTTCCCTGTGTAGGCATTGCGGACGGTTGACATGGCAACGCTTTTTCTCCGTGTAGGAGCAGGCGTTGGTGCAACGGTTGAACCTGATGCGGCCAATGCGATACCGAAAAATGCGGCGAAGTTGCGGAAGTATTTAGTAGGATTCATTGTATTGTTTTTGGTTAGTTTCTCTGCGCGGCAGAGAGTGAAGGATGATTTCGTGGGTCTGAATCGTATCGGTAGTCGTTGACTCCTTCTGTGATCCATTCATACAGGTACTCTCCTGCATCCCTAAGTTGTTCTTCTGACAGGGTGAAAGATCCAAGCGTCCAGACGGACGAGAATGCTTCCTTAATCGTGTTGAATCGTTTTCTCCACAATCCCTTCCGGGCAAATTTCATCAAGCCCAACGCACATTTGATCTGGTAGACCATTACTCCCAGAACCCATGACCAAGTATGTTCGGCGCGGTAGTTCCAGATATTTGACTTGGGGTACTTCTCCGTCCCCCTGATCAACCATTCGTCAAAGCAGTATTCTGCTACGTCTGAATCCGGGTACTCTGAATTGTCGTAGTTCTCTACGAAACGTTCCATCATTGCAACGGCTCCCTGCGGGAGACTTTTCTCTGTATTTTTCATATCGTTTTTCACTTTGCTTTTCTCTTCTAACTCAGGTATCGGCCGGACGTTCCCGGATCTTTAGCTCTTCACCGTTTCTTCACGAAGCGCGGTGGTTTGAAATGTACAGACGATTTTCGTCTTCGAATTGCACCATGACACCGTACTGGCATTCGTCTACTAGCTCCTTCAGGAGTGTGATGCATTCTGATCGGCTCCGGGTGCTGTCCTGATACCGTTGGGGAATGAACAGAACCAGAACCATTGAATTGACTCCCGGCTCAACTATGAGCGTGTTGCCGGAAAAGTTTTCTGCGAGTAGGGCAATTAGCTTCTGCATTTACTTCACCGTTGGTCTGATGCGGAAGGTCTCGCCAGAAGGCCACCGAAGGTCGAATGAGAAATTGTGCTTGGTGGCGATTCTCGCCGCACGTTTCAATTCTCCGGGACGGAATGCACCTTCCATGTCTTTGTAGAACGAGAATTCTACATCGTCTAGGAATTCGACGGATGCCCGAACCCAAGGTGTGAATGAATCTGAATCCACGCCAACGGCGCAGGATAGATCGCCAATCGTGAAGGCGGCTTTTAGGATCTGAGAGTTGTTGTACGCTCTCTCGTATGCTTCTTTCATTGTCATAATATCTTTACTCGTTTACTGTTTCAATTGGTCGCGTGATAGTAGGTTACTCTACTATCTTCAAATTCGCTACGCCGGGGAAATACTCATTTCCTTCCTTGGTCTGAATTCTCCCGGTACTGCCTGCATGCCTTGGGGCGGTGAACCCTACCACCGTGATCGGATCGCCACGAAAATCTGTGGTCTGGTATGGTAGGCTTACTGGCTGTTTGGTTTTGGTATCTACTAGCATGGAATTTCTCTGGTTAGTTTCTCTGGTACTCTACAAGCATCGTGCCAAGATTGCCCGGTTACTTATAGAACCCCTGATTGAATGTATATAAGAAGGTGAACAATTTTCCCCGAAACGGTCTCAATTCCCTGTATAGGGTGATTCTGTCGCGGGTAGAATGCGTTTTCATTTCTCCTGATACGGTCGTGCCGGGTCATCATTTCTCCGGTGACGGTCAGAAAGCATTTCTCCGGTCTCAGATCGGGTCTCATTTCAAGTCCCATTTTGATACAGGATTCTCATTTTGATACATGAAGATCGTGTGAAGACACACAATAATCGTGCCAAAACAGGGATCTGCTTTGTGAAGATAGTATGAAGACGAACTGTCTTGTATATTGGACACCCAAAATTTGGTGAAGGTTGACTGTATGAATTCAATGTATCGGCCAAAGGTTTCCGCAACTTAACCCATTCATTGAATCTTCATAATCGGTTATTTGGCACTAAATTTGCTTAACCCACAATAATCGTGCCAGAAATGTCGAAATCGCTCAGAATCGCGTATCTATTTTCCTGAATAGTAAACTACCGGAATAATTTGCGTTCGTTAGACGCAATCCTACGGCTTCAATAGTCCGTTATTGCGAGTTATGTGAATGTTGTGTGAAGTGCTTAATTTCGGGATCATTCCGGCCGATACCGTATACAAGGGAGAAACAATCAACCAAACGATCAAAATCATGTTTACATTTTCAGTCGATTTCAGTTTTGCAGGTCTGTACGGAGAACGTGAAAACCGATTCAAAATCATCAAGGCCCAAAATCCGGCCGATGCATTGAACCAACTCCGGGACAATTATTGCGATCCGAAATTGAATTCAATTCAGGTAATCGGGATAAATTTTTAGATTCATTTAAGTTGGCCGGGATTCCGGCCGATACAGTAAGTACACCAAAACACGGTAAATTTGATGTTAGACCTATATAAAAAGCGCGTGAAAGATGTTGAAGGTATGAAAGCCGAAATCGTTCGGTTTCACAATTCGACCGTAACAACGGACGATAAAACGACCGCGAACCGTTGGTATTATGTAGCGAACGCAATCTGCAAAGACTTGGCCGCAATGCCGGAATGCCAAGAACGTTTTTCACTCTCGCAAGTTGCCGGAGTTGTTTCCGCTCTTTCGCCTGCATGCAGTTGGGAGACCAACGTTGCCGATGCCGAAACCTTGATCAAGGGATTTTGTGCCGGGATCGATTTTGACGCAATCACGGTATCAACATACGGCCAAAACAAGGCCAAGGCATTCCGTATCTTGTCCGGCCCAACTCCGTTGGTTAACGTCCGGGAACAATTCACGGCCGGGACAAAGACGGACAATTTCCTGATCAACATAGCAAAACCGAGTTTTGCCGATGCCGTCACAATTGACCGTCACGCAATCGGTATAGCGTTGGGATCGACCGATACATCTCACCAACGTCTGAGCATAACCGCGAACCGATACCGGAAGATAGCCGATGCATACAGAGCCGCCGCTCTTCACCTTGGGTACAAAACAGCCAACGCATTGCAGGCCGTTACTTGGGTTGCATTCCGCCGCGATCATTCAGGCCGATAGGCTTCAAATCATTTACATTCAATGGCTGAATTGACAGCCCCTTCCCACAAAAACCATGCCAACTTTACAGACCACTTTCGAATCTGCCATTCTGTCATTAAAACGTCAACGGATTATGGCCGAACCTGACATAGTGACAGGAAAATATGCATCAGAAGGACAGCAAAAATCGTGCCAACTTTTAGCAGATATGATATGTGAATTGTATTTCATGGGGTATTCGCTAGGTCTTAACATAAATTTCGCTGAATCTTCACACTAGCAAAAACCATGCCAAACTCCCCGATGAAGATTGTGTGAATTCCTATGGGGGGTGGGGTGTCGGTGTGCTATACTCCATCTCAAAGAATCTAGGCTCAAATCAGGTGAACTGTAAAGTCTTGGGACACAGTAGTTTAAGGGTCTGTTAAGCCGTGTTAAGACGGTAGTTACGGGTTGCTAATTTCTGACCAAGTGAAACTGCCAACACGGGACAGCGTAGTGGAAACTTGTCAATGATACTTAACTACCCCGCGACCTTCCGCCCCGACTATGGCTACCTACTCCGAAATGGATCAAAAACGGTGTCTGCAAATGTGGCTTGATGGAGACTCAATCTCCAAAATTGCCAAGCAACACAAAATCTCCCGTCCGACTTTACAGAAGTGGAAAGCCCAAGGGGAACCCCTGTCAATTACTGGTGGGCTGAGTTGGGAAGAGTTCCGGGAGACGGACAGAGCGGAGCAAACCGCGAAGGCGTTGGCACGTCGATCTGAACAGACCGCATCCGATTCTCTGGACTTCTTCAAGAAGGCGAAGGGAGACATTCAGGACTTGTACACGGAAATGCATCGTCGCTTGATGAGCGGAGAAGGCAAGGTCTCGTTCGCGGACGCTGAGAAGCTACTGAACATTTTCATCCGGCTTGACAATCAAGGTGCGGATCGTGTGATCTGGATGCAGGACGTGATGACGAAAATTATCCGGGCTGTCGCAGGCGTGGTTCAGGACGAGCGAATGCTCTTGATGATCAAAAACGAAATGGTGGCCATTGCCGCAGGCGAGAGAAAGAAGCTCGGAAACATTCCGGGGGCCGAACATTTACCTACTCCGGCTGAGATCGCTTTGGAACAGGAAACGGCATTTGTAGAACTTCCGTCTGCTGAACATAAAGTAGTTACCCTAAGTGGCCCTGATCCATCTTCTCCTAAGAACCCCATCCCCTGATCCCCTAAATCCCCTTACCCCTTCCCCACCGAAAAGATTCATCCTTAACAGAAACTTCACATGCAGATTGACCTGAACAAGATATTCGATGACGTTCTATACGAGTCGAAGGTTGAATACCGGGACGCGCTTCTGGATCCATACGGAAATACCGCGAGAGCGACCGACACCCAGAAGAAGGCGTGGAGATTTCTGAAGAAGTATCAAGGCCAGAAGTACACAACTGCTGACGGTGTGACGCATACTCTGGCTCCGCTAGTCGGAATGATCGGGGCGAAGGGTTCATCGAAAACGCATTGGGGTGCTTGCTTCGCGTGTGAAATGGGTCAGAACTATCCCGGAAGTGTGGGCTGTCTGATCTCCAACTCCTACACGCAGGCGAAGGATAATGGTGGGCCGCTTCTGATCAAGGTCGCATCCAAACTCGGTTGGGAAGTCGAGTTCTTCAACCAGAAGAAGATTAACGGCCGTTCCTATTCTAGTGTCTACCGCGTGACGATGACGCAGGGCAAAGAATTCTTCGTGCTGATCCGGTCGTTCGACGCGATTAACAAACTGGAAGGCGCGGAGATCGATTGGGGTTGGGCGGAAGAAGTTCAGGACTCAGACAAAGATGCTCTGACGATTTTCGTTACAAGGATTCGTGGAGCCGGAAGCCCCAACTGTATCTTCGCCGCAGGCATGCCTGAGAACGGAACGCATTGGCAGTACAAGGCTCTGCCCAAGCTCGGCTATCAGGAAGAAGAACACTTCGAAGGGATCATCGAAAAGGAGATTGTTGATCCGGAGACCAACGAAATAATGCTCGTCCCGTCAATCGGGATCCTGTATGAGCCTAGCGTATTCGAGAACAAGCAGAACGTTGGCGCAGAATACATCAACCGACTTTTGGAAGCCTACTCCCCGGAAGACGCACAACGCTACGTGTACGGCAAGCGTGGCGGCTCTCGCTCGGATCGTGTTTTCTTCCAGTACCGCGATGACCTGCACCGCAAGGGAACCATGTCGAAGATGCTCTGCGACTACACCCCGCACAGAGATCTCGTAATCAGCTATGACTTCAACGTGTACCCAATGTCAGTCTCTCTCTATCAGGAGAAGGATTGGAATGACGGTTGGGACGATCTCGTTATGCAGGATCGGGAGACGTGGATCCACATGGAGACTGAAGAGATATTCGAACGGCCGGAAGACTACTTGGCTCCTGACCGCAAGGTGTGGGCGCAAGTCGATGAGTTTGAAGTATGGCCGGACGATCCCAAAGGGGGAATGACGCGGGGCGCGGTATCTCATATCGAAGCCGCATATTCAGATCACCCCGGCAAAGTGATTGTCCTTGGTGACGCTTCTGGTAATCAGAGACGTTCCAGTTCGACCACTACGGATTGGGGGATCATCGGCAAGAGCATGAAGAAATTCGTTCAGCCCATCGTGAAGCGCGGTCTCATTGCAAACTCGGATCTTAAAGCCGGAATTACAAGGTACTCGAACCCGGCTCAACGTGACGTGCTTCAGAATGCAAACAGAATGCTTATGGATGCCAACGGGCAAGCATGGGTCTGTTTTATGTCAGAGAGCAAATACGGGTCAGGGGGATTAGCGGGATCTGTCTCAGGATTGGGGTTCAAGGCTGACGGAACCTTTGACGTGCGAGAAGAGCGCAAGATGGATCGAAACGTAGCCCGGTCTCACTTTGGCGATACGTTCAAATACTTCGCTTGGTACGGAAGGCCACCATCAAATACCAAATTCCAGAATCCGGAACGTGGAAAATCTGACGTGCGGAGACGCTTAGAGAAACAACGCGAAGAGCGGGAAGAGTATGCGGACAGGGGTGGGTGGTCGTTTTAAGAAGATTGTGTGAATACTGTACCTATCGTCTTGACATTCCGTAACGGCACACATGCAATTATCACTCTCAACCATGATGCGTACTATTCGCGCATCCATTACTTTCCAAATGGCTCTACCTGAAGAACAAGTCGCAATGATCGATGCGGCAATGGATCTGCTCAAGTACAGGCTCGAAATAGAGCGTAAGAAACGGAATGCCGTTGACCGCATACCCCCCGCCCTAGTTGGGCAAGAAGTGGGTGATGCAGTTATCGCTCTCTTTGACCGTCTAATACCTACCGTCTAGCGATACGAAACGGTGAAACCCAAAATGTTCCCAACTTCACGTAGAATGGCTCGAATGTCAGCCCTAGACAGGTAAAGAAAATGACGTATCTTGATTCCGCCCTTGTAGCGTATTCCTTCTGTGTTGTGATATCGTGCTATGCGTTCATGCCTAGACGTGGCAAACGCCATAGCGATGTTCATCTCAGTCGAAGTGAATGAGCCTGCACCCTTCATCCCTTCCATCATGCCAGTTGAGCCGCGTGACTGCATGAGAGTAACGGGGGCTTGCCGCCCCTGTTTCTTCGCATACGACATTTCGTAGCTTCCCCAACGTCCGCGAGACTTCTGCGGGTGGAATCGTCCGCTAAGAGTCCGATCCCGAATCCGTTGTTCCGCTAGATCCGCCGCTCTCGTTGCCGCCTTCCGTTTCAACCCCGCCGGAAACAACTCCTTGTCCAGACTGAAGATCATTTGACTCATCTTTCTCTTCCTGCATTTTCTTGAGATCTTTCATCTCGGTGATTTTGCCGTTGAACAGAACCATCTGTCCAATCTCAGCCTGCGGAATTCCTAACTGCTCATGGATCTCATCCATTGCAACCGGGATGCCTGCTTCTGCAAGAGCGTTCCAAACTTCAACCTTCTCTTTGGCTGAACCGGGCTTCGCAATGATTGGGCGTGTCTTTGGACGCAGACGCGGAATGTAGGCTTCGCCATAGTTGACTCGAAGGATCGAATCGGTCAGGCTGTCCAGACCTTTCTGCACGATTGCCGAAATGTGCATGACGATCTCAATACGAACACCGTCCAACACTTCTAGCTTGGCGCGGGAACCTTGAGCGGAGTCCTGCGTGATTCCAGTTTGTCCAACGAGCGCAACCGCGATTTCGTGATTGGCCACTTTGATCAGATCGGAGAACGTGGTGATGTTCCCGGCTTGGTTCGCTTCGAGAAGCTGAATGTCAGCACCCGTTGGGAATAGCCCCCACTTGTTTCTCCCGATACCGCGTAGGAACGATTTCAATTCTGCGCGTTCGCTCGAAGTCTGCTCTTCTGAGTATCTGGCGATACGCATTGGCTGACCGTAGCTTTCGACATATTCGATCCACCAGAGTTGAGCGTACATCTTTGTGATCCACCAACCCAGAACCCGGCGAAGTGCGCCAACGGTATCATGTCTCGCATTGGCACTTCCGTCTGTAACGACGAATGCTTTGCGGGGATCGACGGTAGAGAAGAAAGTTCCCTTGGGGTTGTTCATTTCGATGACTTTCAACTCACCGTAGTTTGGATGAAGCTGTTGCATTTCCTGTTGCAAGCTCTGACCCGGTATAACCTGAACGGTTGGGAATGCCAGTTTGCGTCCGCGTGGATAATCTTCGATCACCCACTTCATCTGGAACGCTTTCGTTCCCCACAGATACACATCCACCATATCGGAGACGAGACTGTGCATATCGATCTGTGCAAAGGCTTCTCGGACAACTCCACGATAATCTTCTGCTAATCGGACTTCCGCCGCACTCGCAACTTCAGCACGTACCGTCTTGAGCGGTAACCCTGACACCGTTGCCTTCAGCGAACCTGTAATTCCGCCGATACGGGCATCCGTAGCAACCATTTTCTCATAAAGCTCGTATAGCCTTCCAAGACTACCAGATTCCGCTTCCGTTCGGATAGAATCAAGGGTCGAAGGTGAAACTGACGTAGCAATCAGGTTCAGTCGATCCATGAACCCGTCTTGTTCCTTCGGGAACTTGCCGAAACTAGCCGGAAGGTTTGGAACTTCTGCGGGTGCGAACCGTCCAATGGTCTTTGCCATGATAAATTCAATTTGAGTTAAGGAAATGCCGACTTATACAGCGACAGCCGATATCTATAACGTAGTTTCTAGCAAAATAGTTGCTGAACTGACGGACGATACCGCAGGAATCACCGTAAATACGACATATGTGGACTCTGCGCTTGATCGTGCTGAGTCAGTTGTGGACTCATACGTTGCAAAGGTGTATAGTGTTCCACTTTCGACTCCGGTTGAAGATTCTATTGCTCACGCTGTTCTGACTCTGGCGAAGTGCTACCTGTACAAACGCCGCCCCGGTGCGATCCCGGACGAGATTCAGGCAGATTGTGACAAGATAATCGAATGGCTCGAAATGGTAGCTTCAGGAGAAGTCGAATTGTCCACAGAAGACGATGCTCTTACGACCGGAGCAGACGAAGACAACGAAACTGAAGTATTCTCCGTACAGGTCTTTTAAGGCCGCTTATCACAAAATTGTTCACCTTCTTCTTTAAGTAACAATCAGGGGTTACATAAGTAATGGCAAACCACGAACAGGTTCGGACTGACATAACAGAGCATAGGGATTTACCGTCCGGCTTGGCCAGTATGGTTGAAGACTATGTGACCTTGAAGTTGGGGGAGATCTCGAACGTTCCCCCTTACAAGGTTCAGCATTATGCCGGGGAATTCCTTGCAGAAGACAACCTTGACCGCCTGAAAGCTGACGTTTCTCAGTTCATGCACGTAATGTATGATCTCGAAGTCATTGACACCATAGAAACCGATGCATCACAGACGATGCCGGATGAATTGTTCACCTTCATATTCTTTTGTTGCGTCTCAAATCGGTTCGATGAATCAATTCAATGGAAATCATCGTATGGGTTGGCGTGGGACGTGAAGCGAATGTTTATGGGCTTGGAATTAGAATCTGAAGCCGTTATTCATTCAAATGCATATTTCACTCCACTCGCAATCGACAGGGAATTACACGTTCCCGGAATGTCGGTACATACTTTGCGTGTGGAACTTTCTTTAGCACATGACGTTGAAGGATTTGTTGATGAAGATACTGGCGCAGGCTATCTCTTCAATCTCGGAGCAAACAGTCACTTTATACCCCTGATAGGGCGATAACATGAGTTCATTTACAGCAAAAGACGGAGACGGAACCAACTTTGAAGTTGCCGCCGGGTTTGATTCGGGAAACGGTGTCTACTACCCCCAATCAATGCCTGCAACTGATCGGCCATTGATTTCTCAACGGGTTGATTCCTTGGGTACTGGCGCGGGAACGACAAACATGATCGGTAACTACTCTGGTGGTGCAACCGATTTCTGGACGGAGCCACCCGCCGGAGAGATTTGGCACTTGACGCGCTTCATCGGTTTGATTGAATATTCAGGCTCACTCAGGCCAGAGCGTTACGGAAACGCGGCATTAACCAATGGAGTCAAACTGGTTTGGGAAGCCAATTCTGTTGAGACTGATTTTACCGCACAGGGAAACATTACGCATCTCGCTGATTGGGCCGGGTTTACCGGACACGCCGAAACGATTGATTTTGGCGCAGGAAACAACTTCATAATCTTTGTCGGAGACTTTACTAAAGGTGGGTCTATCCTAAAACTGGATGGAGACACGAACGACAAGGCTATCATTCGTCTTGAAGACGATCATACGGATCTCGTATCACATAGAGTTACCGTACAAGGCTACAAAATGGTCGGATCTTAATTTAACCACTAACCCGAAAATAAAGGGAAACTACAATGGCAAGAGCAAACGCAACACAAGCCAGAGCGCAACTAGCCTACGGGCCGGGACACTCTCCGTTCTCAATCACCCCACACGCAACGAATCACCTTCAGCAGAATAGCGAAGACGTTACGGTTCGCGCTATCTATGTTGGTGGCGCGGGTGATGTTACAGGCACAGTATTCACCGAAAGCGGTACTGCTACGGAGCAGACCTTTACTGGTGTAGCCGCAGGAACCGTTTTGAATGTCGCATTCACGCACATCAATACAACTTCCACAGCAACGCTTATGATCGGCCTGCTTTAATCGGGGGATAATATGTTTTTTGGATTCCATCAAGGCTTGGGTCGATTAGGTGGTGTGTCCGGCCCGGTTGTCGCGGACTTAATGTTCATCGGTACGGGTTCGGGCGATACTGGCACTAAAGGACACGCATATAAATGTGAGATTACTGGCGGGGCAACCATGATCAGTAAGACTCTCATTTACAGTACACCAAACACCAACGCTGAAGTAGTTGGAATATCTGGTGACGCTACCAACAATTACGTCTTCATGGTAATCGATGATCCGACAGGCGGAGACAAAATCATTCGAACTGATTTGGATGGTGGGAACGAAACCGATATAACTCCTTCTGGCGGGTTCTTTACAAATTCAAAACAACCAAACGGTATCGCTTGCGATCCTGTCAATGAGTATATCTTCTACGGTAGTTCTCAGACGGGCAACGCGATGAGAGCCGATTATGACGGTGGGAACGAAACAAGCATAACACCGACAGGTTCTCAGCCTGCATCCCCGTCGATAAACCCTGAGTCTCCAAGCGGGGGTGAAATCGCCTACGTGGTTACAAGCGGTGGCGTTCGTGCCGTAACTATCGAAAAGTTTGACGGCACATTCGTCAATACTTCACCTAACGCATTCTTTAATGGTGATAGTGGTCTTATTGATGATACATGGTTTTACGGTGTTGGAAATACCGCAAACTTACAGGCAATTGATCGCTCTACTGAACTTGTTTATCGGAATACCACAAATGGTATAACTGGTACAATCATGGGAATGACGTGGCATGGATTATGGAACAACGAGAATATCTATTTCGTCCATAATTCAGGCGGCGAGATCTCCTACATCGATAAAGATTATATCGCGGCGGCGGCGGTAACAGATATCATTCTGGATGGTGTAACTTATCCCACAGATATGATAGACATTTCATTAGACAGGTTTACAATATAATGTTTGGCCTTGGTTTCAATCAAGGTTTGGGTATTAACCGCGCTCCCGGCGGGGGCGTGGCGTTGGAAGGTTTCCTTATGGGGAATCCGAATCTTGACACCATTTGGAAAATCGATATGGACGGAAACGTTTCTACTTGGGATGTTCCGGCAACAGGGCGTGGAGTCAATGGTGGGATCATAGCTCCGGATGGGTCAGGGCGAGTATTCGCATTGGCAGTCGATGATGGAGATGGTGTTGGCGTAGACCTTTGGGAATATGCTGAAGGAGAAGCGTTCAATTCTACGGGTGCGGCTCCAACGAATCGGGGATCGGTTGACGCTTACGCTTATGATCGTGGCGTTCAGTTTGTGTGGGATATGACAGCAGGTAAATTGGTCACATCGTCTGAGCGAAACGGCGCAACGGATAGTATCAGTTCTATTCTGGATGCGTCTCCATACACTTACACCGATGAACGCGGTTCGCCAGATTACAGCGATATCGTCTGGGCGGAGTTCTCTGGTGATCGGGTGTACATTATTCCCCGGTTCTCAACCGATCTGCTCTATCAGGATATCGGCTCCTACTCAACAGCCCCTACTACAATCGGTTCAGGATTGGGTACTTTTGTAACGAGTTGGGCGTGTGGTGGGTGTATCATTCCTTCCGATGCCCCGAATATGGGCGGCGTAGAATACATCATGCATGCAAGCAACGGAAATACCGGGCAAGTGCATATGCACCGAACCGATACCGGAGTCCCAACATCAACTCTTTGGTCTTCTCTATCTGATTCGTGCAGGGTTGATGCTCTCTGGTATGACCCGATCAGCGAATTGGTCTACATGCAAATTGTAATGAATAGCGGAACCACGTATAACGGGATCCGTTCTATCGAACCCGGAACCACAACATTTGATATTCTCGACACAACCGAAGTCGCAGACATGTCCGCAGAATACGTAAGTCAATCTCGGCGGTTTTGGATGGAACCAATTTATTCGGGCGGCGATCAATTCCTTGATACCGGATTTCCACAACCTGCGTAACTTTTAATTCACATAAAACGTACAGAGCGAACATGAAACATTCGAATGTAATTAACTTCCTGTCTGGAAGTGTTTGGCTTGCGACCGATGCTCACATGGAAACTGTCTCGAAAGTGGCAGAATCTATTGTGAACGGGAACAATTCTGTTTTGCGCGAATCCTTTCTCGAAGCAAATGAGCCAAAGGATCCTTCTGATCCTGTCGCGTCCATGTTCGATATGGGCGGAATCAAAATCTCGAACGGGGTTGCAAGTGTCCCTGTAAACGGTTCAATCGTCCCCAAGGCAAATGCTATGCAGGCATTCTCAGGCGGAACAAGTGCGGAACTATTAGCCACCAACATCAAACACCTGACTAAGCGGGATGATGTTCATACGATCCTTTTGGACGTTGACTCGAATGGTGGATCTGTACACGGAATCTCTGCGGCCGCAAACGCAGTCAGAGAAGCGCGTGAGACCAAACGAGTTTGGGCAATCGCACAATACAATATGAATTCTGCCGCATACTGGATTGGTAGCGCGGCTGAAAAGGTCTTCACTACCCCTACGTCGAATGTAGGTTCGATTGGGGTAATCAGCGTGATGAAGTTCGCGTCTAAGGAAGATCAGGAACGGGTGGAGATCATTCGTTCCGTACCGGGCAAGGCCGCTATGACTCCTTTTGAACCTTTATCAGAAGAGTCCCGTAGTAAGTTGCTCGGAGACATACAACGTCTACACGTTTCCTTCACGGAAGCCGTTTCACTAAACCGAAATATCTCAATGGATAAAGCTGAAAAACTCGCCAACGGCGAAGTACATTTGGGTGCAGATGCAGTTGAAGCCGGACTCGTCGATGAAGTCGTAGAGTCACGCGCTGATGTGCTTGCCCAAATCGAAGCTGTTGAAAATCTGGACGAACGTTTTCAGTCTATGAAAGATGCCTATCTTGCTGATGAAGCAAAGTTGGCTGATCTTCAGGCGGAAGTCGATACTCTGGACACCGAATTGCAGGCCGCAATGAAGCAGATTTCAGAACTGACTGCCGCAGACGAAGCCCGTGAAGCTGAAGCTGAAGCACTTGGATTTGAAACTGCGGTTGATGCCGCAATAGATTCTGGCAAAATTGCGCCGGGATTGAAAGCCGAATGGTTACAGGACTTGAACTCAGGTTCCGTATCTCTTGAAGCCTTCGAACGCATGGTAGGAAACATTTCTGCGGGTACTGCCGTACCAACAGAAGATTTGGAGCCTACTACCGAACATACTGCTGACGCTGACCCGCTTGCTCCGCAAACGGACGAAGAACGCAGAATGTTTTCTCTGTTTCCGTCTCTCGCAACGAAGGCCGGATAATCTCTATCAATCTCTCTTAACTAAACCTGAGAAAATAAAATGTCAGCTACTGCTGTTTCTCGTGTTGGCGCAGGCTTGCTTAAAGCCGAACCGCGTGGTTTCGATATAGAAGTACAGTTGGAAGATAGCTCTGCCGCATCTATCATCCCTGCCTTCACTCTTATCGGAGTCAAAGCGGACGGTTATGGCGAAATTGCCGCCGCAAATATCGCTTATCCTTTGGTTGGTCTTGCGACTGCTGAAACGGATGTTTCTGGCGATACTGCTGATGGTGATACCACTATCGCTGTTCGTTCTGGTTGTGTCGCTAGTCTTGTAATCGCCGGAGCCGCTATTGCGCGGGTTGGTGATGAAGTCTACATCACGGACAACCAAACCGTTACTGTAACGGATCCTGCCGATTCGACACCCGCAATCGGGCATATTACTGAATTCGTTTCTGCGACTGAAGTGTATGTATACTTGAAACCGTTTGCTACGCACCCTGCGTAATCTAACACAAACTTAGCTAAAACACTATGTCTACTGCTAATCAGACAACGTTGGATGCCGCAAACAAAACGTTTCGCGCACTCTTCAACGAAGAATTGTCTAAACGTGGTGAAGGCGAGATTATCAACGCCGCTACCATGCGTACCCGCTCGAAAGCCAAGACCGTCGAATACGATTGGTTGAATGCTTTTGACGAACTCCGTGAATGGATCGGAGAGCGTCAGATTGCTAACATGGCAGTCGAATCTCACACCGTACCTAACGTGAAATACGAGTCAAGCATGACCGTTGATCGCGTGGACGTTGAGAGCGATTCTCTTGGTCTTTACGGGCCAAAGGTTGCATCTATGGTGGAAGCATACTTCCGCAAGAGACGTTCGCTGATTGCGAATCTTCTTGTGAACGGTGCTACGTCCGGCAACAACTCCTATGATGGAGTATCATTCTTCAATGCATCTCACCCTTCCGATGGAAACGGTGCTGTGCAGTCGAACTACGATACTTCTACTGCTCTGACTGATGCGAATTTCGATTCCGCAGTTCAGCAGATGGAACTGTTGGTAGACCATCGCGGAAACCCGATGGATATCATGCCTGACACTATCGTTGTCGGCCCTGCCCTTCGTGCTACGGCTCGTAACCTGTTCCAGATCACTTCTGATTACGACAACGCGAATGCCGGGTCTAACCCGTACTTCGGTGCTGTTAAAGTGATCGTGGAGCCATTGATCTCTGGATCTAACTGGTACTTGCTCGACACGTCGAAAGCTCTGAAGCCCCTGATCCTTCAGGATGCTGACGATCTCGAACTGTCTACGCTTAACAGCGTGGAAGATGAATTCGTCGTGATGAACGATGCGTTCTTCTACGGAACCCGCTCACGCTTCGGCGTTGGTTACGGTATCTGGCAGTTGGCTTACCGCGCAGATGCGTAAACGAAATTGATCTAAGCTCCGGCCTTCGGGCCGGGGCAAGGGTCTTCACCTAAAACCACAATTATCTAATGGCTATTGCAATCACAAAGACGGTCGCAAACGTTGTTGCGCGTGGTGGTGGGGCTTTCGTTTCTGAAGATAGCGGATCGACTTACTTCGATATGGGGCGCGTCAAAAACGTCATGCTCGAAGCAACTCCCGTAGAAACTGAGCCTGATACCGCAGGTCGTACTGTTCAACTTGCTTACGATGTTGTTTTGACTGCCGTTCTTACGCAGACAAGCGACACCGAATTGGTTGAACTTGATGACCTGAACGCAGTCGCGACAAACGGTGTCTGGTTGAAGTTTACTTCAGTCTTCACTAACGCCGCAGGAGCCGGAGCCGCCGCAGGCTACACGTTCAAGAATGTCTTCCCGTCCTTCGGGGCAGAAATCAAATTCGATAATACCGAATCTGGTCTCACGATGACAGCGAAAGGACGTTGTAACGTTGCCGACTTCGCAGGTCTGGGTACAACTCAGGACTTGACGTTCGACGGTTAAGAATTCTAGCAAGAACACTTGCGGGGGTCAGTCGGTTCACATACTGGCTGACCCCTTTCTTTTTGGGGAACAATTATGGCTATCTCGAATTACGAATACAATGCCTATCTCCCGGCGATAGCAATCACCACCAACGGAGTAGACTACACGATCCCGATCTGGGATCTCAGCCTGACGGTTATTCCTTGGTCTGGTGGCGTTGGCCCTGCACAAGAACTTGCTGACGGTTCATTTCGTCAAAAGGTCAGGGGGTGGCATGTGGTTGTTGATCTTTCGATGAATTTCTCTGTGGTCAATACAGATGATCATTGTAACGCAACCCAAATGATCAATAACATGTATCAGGGTGGTACAGGATTATTCGACTTCGACCCTGTTGACAATAACGGTACACGAACGCTGACACTCGTTCTGAAGGATCCGCAAGGCGGAATACAGACCGGGTTTGAAGGGAAGGTGCGATATCGGAAGCAGAAGTTGACGTTGATCACGCAGACACCTTACGCAACCGGGGCAATCCCCGCATGGATAGCAGGAGACTAATATGGCTTACGAAGATGGATATCTGAAGGAAGTGACCTTCTACGATGGAACGACCACCTACACGATTCCGGTTTGGAATCTCAGGCTCCGGGCAATCCCCTACCATGCGTCAGGGGCAGTTCATCTTGAATACTTTTACGGCAAGAACGTTCAGCGCATTCAAGGGTTTCGTATCGAATGTGAAATGGACTTGAATTTCTCCCACAACGGTACGGACAACGAAAGTTGGTCTGACCTGTTGGACGATATTTCGAATGACGTGACTTGGACAATCGACTTTGATCCAGACAACGCCGGGACGCGAACTGGTGAGTTTGTCATGGCAGAATCTCCCGTACCACTAGGAGCGAACTTCTCAGGCCACATCCGAAACCGACCCATGAAGACACGCTGGGTATCACCTGACATTCTCGCTGATATGCCTTGGTTCCTTGGTTGTGAAGCTGATCCAAATCCGCTATCTGATCTGACGGATCTTCTTCTGCATATGCCAAGCACAATGTCTGACTCCGGGGGAACGCTTACCGAATGGCCGAATACTGGTTCACTTGGATCGGGCTACAATCTCGGTACGGTTCCCGCTCATGCCGCAGGCGCACCTACTGTCGTAACGGATGGTGACTTGGGGGATGTTATTAAATTCACGGCAACCAATCAATCGATTCATTCTGATACCGCCGATGATTACACCGGATTAAATCTCAGTACGGACACATACGAAATATGGTGTGTCTTCATGCCGGACGGTACAAATGGTGGGAATGTTTGGTATTGGGATCTCGGTACAGGACAGTCTACTTGGAATGTCGTTGATGGAAGTACGCCCGGTCTTTCCACAACGATCAACAATAATGAGCGTTCGTCGAATGTACCCGATTGGGTTGGGGCAGGCGGAACTTGGAACGTATGGCGTTCTATCAGGGTAGGTGGAACATCCGGAAACTGGACAACGAACTTGAACGGTGTATATGTCGATTCTGAAGATTCTAGCTCTACTATGAGTGGGGTAGATGGTTATCATGGTATGGGCGATCCTTTCCCGGTCACGTCCGCCGCCCTAAATCTGCAAATCGGTATGTTTAAGGCTGTGGATGGATTATTGAGCAAAGGCCGCTCACGCGAGATTTATGCATACATGCGGGACACTTGGAATATGAGTCAAGTCCCGGCAGACGGAACTCCGGTGGGAGCATTAGTCGGAAATCCCCCGTCAGGCGATATCCATCGTTCACCATTCTCATTTGATGCTACGGGCGGGTCAACCGTTGACAATCAAGTTGGAAGCGTGGCACTTGGTCATGGTATCTACATGGATCAGGAAAACGAAGTTTGTTATTACATGGAAGGCGGAACCAGTATTGGTCGCATGAAACGAATGGACTTTAGTGGTGGTGAACGTCAATACATTAGTACATTTAATTCTCCGGGTGGACGGAATCGCGGACTCGCTGTGGATGTTGCGGGGAATCGTTGTTTCGTTGCAGGCGGATCTTCGACAAGCGGAGATACCATTTGGTTGTGTGATGCCCTGACGGAAAATGATGGATCTTGGAGCGAGATATTTGCTACTGGAACCTATGAAACCGAACACACACTCTACTGGCATATCCCCGATCAACTATTGTACTTCATCGATTCGTTGGCCGCTACTCCTTCGCTCAGAACGATTACAGCCGCCGGAGCAAGTGATACTAAGATCGCTGATCTGACAGCCGGAAAAGTCTACGGGTACATGTTCAAGGACACAACGGCCAACATTCTGTATTTCACGAATGAGACCGACTCAACGATTGAAAAGTATCATCTGGACACGGACACTCACTCAACAGCTTGGCATTCACCCGCCGGGGGAGTACCGAAAGGGTTGACAATGTATGACGGACAGCTTTACTACTTCGAAGATACTACGTTCAAAATCTGGCAGGTTGATGTTACCACTCCCGGATCCAGAACCGAACTTTCGGACATGTCTACCCATTTTGGTGGATCCTTTGCCGGAGATCTCGGAATTCAGATCTTCGACACATCTCTATAACTTTTCCGCGATTCCTGCGTATTGTAGGCGATTACCTTCACCAACAGGAAACGGACATGTTAGGACTTGCTTCAGAAACAGTAGTTGTTCAGGGCAAAACGTACAATTTGAAGCCTTACTCGGCATTCAACTTGGAACGCTTGAATAATGCGGGGGCCATGATCTCCAAGGAATTAACCGAAGGGAAGATCACGGAATTCGAATACTACGACAAACTGCTTCAGCTTGTGATAGAAGATCGGGGCGAATGGGACGTTACAGCAAAGGACTTCAATGCTAGAGAAGCCGAAAATGCTGTACTATCTTTCGTACCGCCTTCAAAGCAAGCGTATCTCTTGCTGACCGGATTTCAGCCTGTATAGAACAGGGTTCGGCACAGCAAGTTGCTCCAAAAGGCGATTTTCCAGATTGGGCCAAGATACTAGGCTCGGAAATAGATGAACAGATTGAGAAGTTAGGGTCTAACTGGATCGGAACCGCATGGCATTTATCTAACGGTGATGCTCAAGCGGCTTGGACTATGCTTAAAGACGTTCCTTTACACATCCTAATGTTGTGGAATGGCATGAGAGTCCATTCAGCTTCGTGGGATCCAGAAATAGATTAACATGGCCCGGACAACAACCGAAAAGGCAAAAGCAGTAGTCGGCATTCAATTCGCAGGAGTTGAAGCGGAGATCAAGAAGCTCGAACCGAAAATGGCCAAGTTGGGGAATGCAATTCCCAAGGGAGCCAAGGGCGGATTCAAAGCGGTACTGGCACAAGTCGAACGACTGAAGAAGGAACTGGCCGAATCAAATGATCCGGAGACGTTCAAGAACCTTCAGCTTTCGATGGGTGCGGTTGCCGATGAAGCTGAACGGATCGGGAAGATCCTGTCCAAGACTCAGGGTAAGCGTGGCCAGATTCTTGAAGTTGGGGAAACCAATCGTGCGACGAATGCTCTCCGGCATTACAAGGATCAGATGCGCCAAACGGCTACGGCCACTCAGCGTACTTCTCTAGCTTCGCAGAACATGTTGCGCGTGATTCAGGATTCCCCTTTCGGGATGCTTGGTATGGCGAACAATATCCAGATGCTCGGTGAAGATATCTCGCGTGGACTCGCCAAGGGAACTTCTGCGGCTGACACCCTGAAGGGTGCGCTTCGTTCTCTGGTGGCAGGCCCAATGGCCATTGCCGCCGTTATCGCTATCGGTACATTGATCATCCAGAAATGGGATGCGATTGTCGATGCCGGGACAAGGTTCGGGGAAATGCTAGACGGTCTCTCAGAGAAACAGCGCGATCTGAATCAGGCCATGCGCGACTTCAACTCTGACGAATCGTTCGAGAAGTTTGTGGACGGAATGAGTCCGGAAGACTTGCAGAATTCCAAGAAGGCATTGGAAGGCTACATTGAATTCTATGGTGACTCTGTTGAAGATATTGAGAAACTTCAATTAGATCGGATCAATCGTCAGTCAGGGCTACAATCGGATCGGTTGACAAGATTAGAGCGAGACACAATTCAGAAGCGGGTTGACCTTCGTGAAGAGTTGGCCGATCAGCTACATGAAGTCAACAAAAAGATCATGCTTGACGAAGCTGAGAAAGCGCGTGATCTGAAGTTTGGTATCGAAGATGAAGAAGCCAAAAAGGATGCCGAACGGAAGAAGAAGAAAGCAGATGCAGATGCGGAGCGCAGGCGCAAAGAGCAACTGAAGATTCTCAAGGCAGAACGTGACTACTGGTACGAAACTGAGCAAGAGAAAAACCAAATGGCGCGGGATGCCGTTATTGCTGAGAATAGGCGTATTCAGGAAGCCCACGATTACAGAGCAAAAAAGAAGAAGGAACGGGATGCCGCCGCAAGAGCGGAACTCTCAAGACAGCTTCAAAGTTCCCGGAAATTCATGCAGAATCTCAACAAGGGGATTTCTGGTGGAGACCGGGCCGCAACAGCTATCGGTGCGGGAGCAATGGGAGCCGCCGCCGCAGATCTGTCTCGAAATGAACAGCAGGAGCGCGTGAACATGGAAGCGTTCTGGGAGAAAGCGAGACTCGAAGAGAAGATCGCTATCCGCCGGGATGCTCAGAAAGAATTAGATGATCGGATGAGCCGGGAGCAGGGTCAGGCATTGACCGATCTTCAGACTCACCACCAACGCCTTGAAGATGAAATCACCGGGTTCGAAGGGAGACGTGTAGAGATCACAGTATCGGCTGAAGAGAAAATCTTACGCATGAAGAAACGGGCGCGTGAAGAAGATTTGGGCCACATGGCCAGTATCGCTTCATCGACCGGGCAGATGTTCGGTAGCATGGCTTCGCTCATGGCTTCTGAAGGGGAGAAGGGTTTGGAGAATCACCGGGGCTTGATGAAAGCCGCCGCTACTGCGGAAGCTATCGCCGCGAGTATTTCGATATTCCGGGGAATGGTTCGTTCCAATCCGTTGTCCGTAGCCGCCGCGTTCGCCGCGTCCGGTGCGGTACTCATGTCTCTTATGTCCAAGATCCGCCAGATCGACAATCCGAACGGAGCGTCTTCAAGTGCATCAATTTCCGGTGGCAGGTTCACCGCCCTGAACGGCAATGTGGCCGCAGGTCGGGCCAATGATTATGCCGCAGGTCAGGAACGCTTGAATTCTTCGAGTACGGCGCAGGCCGCTTCAGATGGAGCCAAACAAAACGCAGCTCTAATCGAAGCTATGCAGGATCAGAAGGTGGTGATCGATCAGGCAACCATTGCGGAAGTAGCTCGTACTGGTGAGAAGACTAATCAACGCCGCGTTCAAACTTCGGGATAAATGTCAACATTTACTAAACCTTCTCTCAGGATCCGGCTCTACCAACTTGAAGAAAATGGTGGGGGAACTGACCTACAAAAGAAATCTTCCCCGGCACAAGTAGCTTTTACGACCGGGGGAGCAAGCAACGACTTCCACCTGATCTCAATGTCCGACATTACGGAAACGATTGAGATTGACAAGGGTGTGTACCAGATTGATTCCGTCAGTCTGACAGTCGATGGTCTCGCTGAGACATTCTTCAATGCATATGATGATGCGCTGAATGAACCTTACATATGCGAGATTTATGACGTAAATGATAGCGAAGTTTTATTTCATGGCCCCATAGATCGTCAGTCTTGCCGTTGGGAACCGAAGACCCAATACACAAGTTTTGACGTTCTATCGTGGGCCTACGTTTTGGAGCAGACGAACGCCGCCGCAAGGACAGTCTATGAGACTCAGCTAACGAAGAAGTATTCGAAGTCTTCCGATGAGACGGGCGTTACATCCGTAACCGTTCCGCGTATTGCCGATGACGGAACTGACATGCAGGACGGTGTAACCGATCTCATTGTCTCCGGAGACGAAGCGGTACTCGAAACGACCTACGGCGAATGGAGAGCGACCATAATGGGCGTGATCTCCAAAACTGCGTCTGAAGTCAATCTGTTAATCCTGGGCGAACCGGAGTCAGTCATTCTGTCGGCTCATGCGGTTGCGGGTGGCGCAATTGAGAAGGAGAGCTATCAGTCTCGCCAAAACTCATACTACAAGGTATTGAAGGTTGAAGTGAGCAACGCGAACCTTTGGGGTGCGCTTGATGCGATGCGTGATGATATCATGGCGCAGGACGATCTTTCTGTCCGGGAGAATTCGTTCATCAATCTCGCAGTCACGTATTCGACTTCTGGCGATACAGCAACTATGATTCTGTACCCGAACGGTACTAAGAATATGGTAACGGCTGACGGTAGGGCGGGTGACAACCCTATGGCTTGGTCGCTGAAGGATGATGAAACTACGGTCGTTCTTCGTTGGACGGTCGCAGATTCGTACCGTGACGATGCTGATTCGAACGGTCTCACGATTGATTCGATTGTGATCCCAACGAACATCAAGAAGGGTACGAAGATTCGGATCCTTGGAAAAGACATTTACGGTTATGCTCCTTCAGGAGCCGCCGCCGCGTTCAAGCAACATGTGGCGAACGAAGTGATCGAAGGGTTGTTCAGTATTTCTGACACCGGGATATTCCAGTACGTTGCAGATACCTTCACATATCCTACTGGCTTCACATCTAGGACGTGGCCAAGGTTCCTTGAGTTTCCCGACAATCTGATCAAGAGCCTTCGGCTCATGCAGAACACCGAACGGTCGTTTCTCAAGATTACCCCAACGTTGGATGGATCAGATCTTCCGCGAATGACGATTGAGTTGATTGATCGGACGGAAGTGAATACCGCAACGCTAGGAGCGGCAACCGCAATAACGGACATTATCAGCTACGGCGAAAACGTGGCTGACCTAACTCCGCGTGGTGTGATCGTGAAGCCACACATCAAATACAATCTTCCGAAAGGTAGAAAGCAGTACACCACACAAGGGTTCTACTATGATGGGTATGCGGACAGCGATTATCTGACAAAGCCTGCTCCGGAGTCTGGTGATCTGTTGAAGATGGACGTGAACCGGGTGGTTGATTGGGCCGATGGTCTGGTATTTGCTTCCAACGGGAAAGGCGTTTATCGTCCAGACAATCTTGGCCGCTACGCTGAACGATTCTACGGTTTCTATGCCGCCCTGTCTCGCCAATGTGAATTCGTGATGAACGGGAAACTTGCCGCAACCGATTTGGGCGGGTTCGTTACACTCAATGAAGGATCGCTGACGCGAACGATTTTCGTTACAAAGCGGAGTTGGAATCCACTCACCAGAGAAACAACGGTCGCAGGCCGCGTTGGAGAATACACGCCAACAATCACAACGTCTCCGGTCGCTATCATCGATGGTGATCTACTCTACAATGATGTTGGGGCTTCTGGCTCAACGGATATCTATCTCTCCGGGATGCGCTCGTATCACCCGGACGGTGTGCCGTTCACCTATTCTTGGGTTCTTGATCCGCTCGGCGCGGCTACCGTTATCGGAACGGATCCGATATTGGAGAACACAGGAATGACAGTCGGCTCGTACACGATCCGGCTAACAGTTGATGATACGGTCTCGACCGATTCGGTGGACGTATTACTCGTCATTGCTGACGATACGGCTACTGGCGATAATACAGGCGTGATTGAAGCTGACTTCCAGAACGGCCCTGATTTCTCCGTAGACTCTGCGGGAGACATTTACGTAACTGTGTCAGGGGTGAAACCATACACCGATTTTGGTTCTTCGGCTATATCTGTTGACCAGAGCTTGACCAGTAATAGCGGCCCTTGGACGAACGTTGGTTCCTATTCGAATCCTGTCAATGATCAATTGGTCTACTCCGGCTTGGCGGAAGACACTCCGATCTGGTTTAGAATCCAGTTGCTCAATGATTCCGATGGAGCTACGTCTTCGAATGAATCAATCGTCCGGGTCTTTAATAATCTGGGTGGTGACACGGAGCTTCTGACGATCAGCGATACCCTGACGGTTTCAGGGAACGTTGATGTTGATGGTGGCGCGGCCGATACGGTTTCGTACAACATCGATTCCGTTGAGTACGTTCTGGTTGACAATACTGGCGTTCTCTTCGATCTGTCTGCCGGGGATTCGTGGGACGTAATGAATTCTGCGGGTACGGTTCTGACCGTCGATGATGGTGGGTTCGAAGTCTCAGTTCTGTCCGGGGATGCGTTCATCGTGGACGTGTTGGGTACTGACTTCCTGACAATCGACGAAAGCGGAATAGCGTTCGTTCAGGCGGCATTGGACGAATTCAGTATCACCCACAACTCGGTGAAGATGTTCGATCTGGATGATAACGGAATCCAGATGACCGTCCCGAATACGGACTATTGGAAACTCACCACGAATTCACTTGACGCAATTCTTCTGGATTCGAACGGACTCCATTTCGACATTGCGACAGGTGATTCATTCCAATTCCATGTCAACTCCGCAGAACTTATGGAGATTGATGCAACGTCGATCACGATGGAAGTCGATTTGGATCTTCAGCAGAACGATCTTCTGGATGTGAACGATATCACGGCCGGGGGAGCGGGATCCAAAACGATCTCAGGTTTCACGATCAACGCAGGCGGAGCGAATTTCGGGCCTGCGGCAGTTTCTTCAATCACGGTAGTAAATGGGATCGTCACCGCAATTTCATAATAATTTAATGGAACCTTCACAACTCGTTTTCCGTACAGACGGTGAGAAGGCAATCTTCACTCACAGAAATGACAACTCTTAAACTTCACGACACCTTGGACAACTTTCTCTTGAAGACTCGCCTTGGTGAAACGTTTACTGGCGGGTTAGCGGGATCATCCGTACTTTTAGACGCGCTAGGCTACATAACTCCGGTCATTGCCTTCATCGGCGCAACTCTCGCTCTGGTGGCCGGGTGGTACACAATGAGACTGAAGAAGCACGAATATGAAAAGGCTACCAAGGAAGACGTTTAATCACTTCCCCCAGATAAATCCGATAGACCAATGGAACCAATGGATGACCCAACGCAGGACAGTCTTTCTGGACAAGATCCTGATCAAACTTCGCTCTTTCCTACCTTGGAGAAAGTGAAACCACTACCACCTGACCCCGTATCAGTTGGAACCTACCGGAAGTTTACCCTTTCGGATTTACGCGAACCAGACATAAAGCTAACAATGAAACAGCTATTCAAATGGGCGGTTGACCGTCTCAAAGAAGGCTCTTCTTGGGCAGGGATCGGAATGATCGCCGCCGCAGTTGGAATCTCTCAGGAACTTGCCGCAGAAGTCATTTCGACTCTCGTTGCAGTATCAGGTCTTGTATCTGTATTCTTGAAAGACAAGGCTGAGAAAGAAGCCGAAGACAACGGTTAGTCCAATGGGACTCAAACTCAAAACTGGCGTTATCCTTGACGGGTTGCATTTTCGGATGCTTCCCGTCTTGGTTGCCGCCGAACAAATTTACCACGACGAAGGTTTCGACCTTTGGGTTACGTCCGGGCTTGACGGAGTACATTCTGACAATTCCCTACATTACACAGGAAAAGGACTCGACTTCCGGACACGCTTTTTCACCAAGGCACAGACCAAACTCGTATTCGAGAAGCTGAAAGTTGCCTTGGGTCGGGATTATGATTACGTCCTACATTCAACACATATTCATATTGAATGGGATCCTAAGTAACCATGTCTGGTCAACATGGGAATCCCCAACGGGGAAGGTCGCGGAAGGTCAATCGAAAGGTTGGCCTTTTCGCGTTATAGCGGCAATTCAGGCTATACCTTGATGATATGCGCGTGTTTTTCAAGCTATGCGCTTAAAATTCATGCTGACGCGGCAAAAAGTCCCTACTTACCGGGAATCCCTAGCCAACCCCCTGATCTTTTCCAGATCCCGTCTACCCTGTGCCAACCATAAGCTGTCAGTCTCGCTGAGTTGGGTAAACACCTTGTCTTCTGAATTCTTCGGGGTCTGAGACGTACCGATATTGAGCGTAATACACCCTGCAAGCATGCAAAGGGCGATTATGAGAATCAGGGTGTAGAAAAGAGATTTCATATTGGTCAACCCATGTCGTGACATTAGATGGTTTTACGTTTATGTTCATAGAATGTTAAGCGCGGCATACATATCGATTACTCTGGCCTTCGCTGTTCGCGCGGTGAAGCGTTGGCGTTCTGCCATTCTTCAGGGGTCAGATGATAGGTCACACACCGGGTAGTGATCTGGCTTTGCCGTGTGCAATCCTGAACGACTATTTTCGTCTGGAATGCTCCCACCATAATACTCAAAAGCTGAAGCAAAAAGAACGTGAAGAAGATTGCTTGAGCGCATCGAATAGTTGTGGCGTGAAGGTTAGGCACGATAAAACCCGGTCTAGTGAAAATCAATTCAACGTAGACCGGGCTTACCATGTTTCAATCTATCTGGTTGAATCCGGTAGGGAGTCAAACTCGAAGATTGAATTCTCACCGATCTCAAGATCTCTTGCGATAACGGCGGTCTTCCATTCAGCGTCAACCTGAAGCGGTATTCCCGCAACACAGCTATCCGCGTCAAGCGAATGAATTGTGTCCAGAGTCAGCGCGGTCGGCACGAATGGAGCGGGGATCGTTGCTTGTTCACTTCGTTCTCCACATCCCGCGAGAAGGAGAAGAAGGATTGTGATTATGCCAATCCGCATCGGTCGTACCCTGTATAGCAAGTACCTGTGCAGTTCTCTTCACCTTCTAGGAATTCAATTCCATCGGTAACGAGCGGAATGCCCCAAACCCACGATGAGCAACATTTGGAATTCCAACACCCAACTTCCTGCATTTTACCTGCTCCGTGTCTGTTTACTTCTCCGAATCCGTTGATCTCAGCACCGGGGTTAATCACTACGGCTTCCATCGCCCAAAGGAATTTATCATTGTACACGGCAGGCGCAACTAGATAATCTTCGGTATTGAATGACGCATATTCGACTCCATTGATCGTCACGGTTACTAACACGGCTTGTTCTTGATCTATCGCGTTTATGCTTACGAATCGTGTGATTTCATATGCATAGAGTCCGACTTTTCTGGCAGGCCCGTTGGTAGAGAACGTTCGTACATCGCCTTCGTTATCAAATGTGACTTTGATTTCAACGATATCACCTTTCTGCGCTCCGAATGATTCGAGAGTGAATTCAGGTTGTACGTTGGATGCAATGTACTCTGGAATGGCTTCGCTACGACCGACTGATTCTTCCGATACGGAATTGTCAGAACAGCCTACGAGTAGAAATGCCATAAAGAGCATGGCAATGATTGAATGCTTTCGCATGTATCTTTTCCTTTTTTTAGTTAAGGGGTGATTTTCTCCTACGAGTATCGCAGAAGTTGGTTCCCGGTTTAGTCCGGGTATTCGAGTTGGATCAGGAGATCGACAAAGTGCTTGATCTTCAGAAGATCCTGCTTGCCGTTCTTGTTCCTGAACCGGGTGATATACTTCACGATGCAACCTTCGATGAAACCAAGATTGTTTGCGTGAATGTATTCTACTGGCTGAATCTTCAGGTCTTTGTAGTGTCCGCCACCAACCTGCTGATCCAATGCTGAGAAACCGTCTTGCAGTTGCTCAAGATTATTTGCTACGGCTAGGATCCCGCGTGGTGCGGCTTCGTCTGCCATAGTTCCGTCTGCTATTCCCATCTTATTATTAACCCCTGATCTGTTACTTGTTGAAGAAGGTGAACAATTTTCGTTCTGACCATGATACATCAAGTATCGTGCCAAACTACAATCCACAGCTTCCGCCCCCTGTTAATTCGCATACATCGACGGAATCAAACTCCACGCCTTCATTTTCGTGTGCTAAATAGTAGTCACATGGAGTCAATGGTTGTCCACCCCTTGCTCCATCCGGGTAGACGGTGAACCCACGAAGCCGGGGCGCGAGTCTCGCCAGATCGACCGCAAACTGGTGTACCTTTGATTCGTTGTTCAGTAGGCTTCCCCATTCCGGGAGATTGATCGTGCTACTGATCGCCTGATCCACGTAGTCCTGAACGTCAGCTTGGAACTTCATTCTCCGGACAGGATCATTGGCCAGATCTACGGCTGAGTCAATCGAATATGGATCCAACCCGTACAGGTCGATCATTTCCTTTGCAGTCCCGTCAATTACGTACTGCTCCTTCCATTCTGTACCATTCGTCAGATAGCGTCTCTTGTACGCCACAGCGAACAGGGGTTCGATTCCGGTAGTTGTCCCGGCCAGAAGGCCGATAGTCCCTGTGGGAGCGATTGCGCGTACAGCAACGGGCTGAGAGACACCGAACTCTTCTGCGGTGAACCATGCAGTCAGATCTGACGTTGCTTTCCAGACTTTCAACCATTGGTGTAGCTCCGGAGTCACTTCGTATCGTTCGCCACGTTTCAGGAGCCATTCATGCATTCCCATGAGACCCAATCCAAGGCGGCGATTCTTCTTGCGAACTTCATAAACCTTATGGAATGGAAGATCGGCTCTGAGCGTCCCGCACATTAGGAACCGTGTGGCCAATTGTGAAATCTCCATGAATTCATTTATCGACTCAATTCGTCCTAAATTCACAGAACCAAGGTTGCAAACGTCAGAATCGTCTTCAGACGTTACTTCGCAACACGCATTTCTCAGCGTTTCGTTCTCCTTATCGCCAAAGTTGAAGCTGAAGCCGGGTTCCCCGGATGACATTGCTTGTCTGACGTTCTGGAAGAAAATCTCCGGGATCCCTGTCGCGTCAAACTCTCCCTGATCATTGGTGCAGGCCGTGATGAACGCATCATCATAATTCAGACTGATATTCGTCATGTCCAATGGAGCCGGGAAGTTGAAGTCGGCATTCTTGGCATCGTGGATAGAAATCTCTGTGCCGGGAATCATCTGGTTCTTCCAATCCTTCGCATGCAGAAACTCTTCTGCGTCTCCGTGTTGCCAGTTCAGGGAAGCGTATATGGCACTTCTCCGGGAGCCACCCTGCATTACATTTCGTCCGATCTCGTTCACGATGTTCATCAGGGGGATAGGCCCGGATGCTTCGCCCCCTGTTCTCTTCAGGGTTGCGCCGCGTGGTCTGATCACCGAATAATCAACTCCGATTCCGCCGCCTGTCATTAGGCATGACGTTACACGGTTGGCCAGTTCAGCCCATTCTTCGCGTGTGTCTTCTTCTGCCTTCAGGAGAAAGCAATTGTTCCAGAAGTTTGCGTCTCTCCCGGCATAGTAGATGTAGCGTCCACCGGGCATGAACTTCATCGTGGCAATGGCTTCTACAAGTTCGTCCCGTTCATCTTGCGGGAGCAGGGCTTCGGTGGTATCGCCCATAGTACCACAGACCCAATCAACGATCTTTTCGGCGCGTTCGCGCCACGTCTCTCCTTCGTGGAGTTGATATTTATTTTCGAATATGGTTTGCGCTAGTGGAGTGCGGAATTCTGACATTAGTTTCCAGTTTTAGGTTCAAGTGTTTGAAGCAATGAGACCAACATGGCTTCCTGAAGTTTTGCCGGGGGTAGCATGTTCGGAATATCAATCACGACTGCTACTACAAAATGCCCGGTCTCCGGATCATGCGATATCGCTAGATCTGCAACGGAGATATTGTGATCGGATAACCGATCAATGATTTCATCTAACATGGAGCTTCAGAGTTTTGCAACGTGGCTTCAATTTCGACATGAGCATGAGCAGGGGATCGATCATTTCCTTGGCCTGTTCCTTGTAGAACGTGTCCTTCTGGCCCTTGGTGAATTTCATCTTCCCTGCTTCCGGCCCGGAATACGAAACTGTGACGTGCAGAGTCTTGTGAACCGGATCACGTCTTACGGTGTGGATCTCGAAATTGTTCGTGACCAGACGCGATAGTTTTGTGAATTTCTTGATGTTCATTGAACTGGTATATCTGTGATGTGAAAATGAGTAACGTCATGCAAAACTGCATCCTGAATGGTTGACCAGTAGTTGCACATGAAGCCGGAAACAGGATCCCATGTCGCTAAGTACATTTCGTGCCTTTGCCATTCGAATCCTGCGACTCGTTTGGCCCGGACGATAAAGTAGACCGGAGCTTGGTCTGCTTCCTGCGGATCGAAGTATTCGATTGGTGTCATTTTAGATAGGCTCATATTGCTGTACGATTTGATTGTTGATTTCTACTCCGTTGAATTCCACGCCGCCAAACATATCGATTGTGTTCGATGGTGGTGTGCGGGGAAATACCTTGTCTACATCTTCTTCTGCAAAGAACATGCCAAACCTTCCTTCCGCTATTTTCCGTAGCTTCTGAAGGTAAAATTTAGTGTGGTGCGTTCCGGGACGTACAAATTCTAGGGCAGTAGCGTCCACATATGACTTCACTTTTGAGATCAATTTCGTGCCACAGATTACATAACTGATTCGATCACCTTTTTGTACTCGCCTACCTTCCCCCCTGACCAATGCCTTTCCGATTTCATACTGCGGGGCGCGGTTTCCACCTTCAGCTACCTTATCATCATACACGTCGAAACTCTCCTTCAGCGTGACGGTACGGGCAATCTGAGCAGGTTCAATTGGAGACATGATCATCTTCTGGAAGTCAATGTGTCGATTTCGCAACGCTACGGAATCGCGGTCAAGTAGACTACCAAGTTGCAGGGTGATATAATCCCGGAAGAGCAGTTCAAGCGATCTGGATTTGAATGATCCACCCTTGATCGTGATCTTTCCGTTCAGGTCAACCAAGGCATAGTTCTTCTTGGCTCTGGACAACATCTTCAGATATGCACCGTCGAAGTCTGCAATGATTCCTTCCGGCATTCGGTCTGTAACCCATTGGCAGAAGTCCGGCCCATCCTTGAAGAAGTCCTTATCCGGGGGAGCGGTACACAGTACCCCGTCCGTATCACATTCGATAATCTCCGCACCAGATGAGTCGATTAGCTCCATCATTCTCCGCAACAATCCCTGCCCGGTACGGGCAACCCTGTCTGCTTCGGAGACGGTAGCGAACAGGGCGATCCCGCCTGCACCAAGCATACCGTAGAATGAGTTGATGATGATTTTGAACGCCTGCTGTCTAGCGTCCAGTTCAGCGAGTCGGGTTTTGTTCGACGTTTTCTTCATCGCCCCTTTTGTCTGGAAGCGTAGGTCAGTCAGGCTTTGCAGGATCCCCTGAAACAGTCCAAGGTGATCTTGAGCAGGCTTGATATCATAGTTCAGCATGATCGACGGGTACAGGGAAGCAACGTCAATGTACCATACCTTGTCGTACACGCCTGTCTTGAAAATGTCGGTGTAGCCGCCCCATTCCTGAGAACCGGGCTTGGAAGTCGGTATGGATGCGCGTTCGCGCAGATATTCCCGAATGAACAACGACTGAATGACGGAAGCCTTTCCAGATAGGTGAACCTTCTGGTATGGAAGGGGCATCATCTGGGTCAGGGCAAATTGGGAGCTACATAACTGATCTGAGATCCCGCGTGTCTCAAGAACGTCATCAAGAGCGTAATCAAGAACCCGGCTTGGATCGTCCAACCAAGTTTGAGCAAGGTCAGCACCTTCAATGTATGTTCGGTTCTCTGGCGAAACGCCTAGCGTTTTGGCAACTCCCTTCAGGGTGACGTTTTCCAGTTTCCGGGTGTACACGTCCCAATCGATTGCTAGGAACATTGTGTCGATTATGGATCGACCGCCTGCAATGAAATTGGTGTACTTGATATCCCGCTCTGCGAATTTCTTCTCAGCCGCATAGGAGTAGGGAACTTTCGAGTCCCGGCCGATTGCAAAGTTGACACCAAGCTGTTCGCAACGTTCCGTGATATACGGCATATCGTAAGCGAAGAAGTTGTGGCCTTCCAGAATGTCAGGATCCCGGCGTTGAATGATCTTGACCAACTCCCGGAGCATTTGTGTTTCATTGTCCATACATTCCGCGAATTCCGGAGCCTTCTTCCCAAGGCCAACGTCCGGTGTGTGGGTCTGGAATAGAACCTTCTCGAATCCACGATTGTCGCTGATCGCAATAACGGTTATTGGATCCAGTTTCGCATCTGGAAACCCATCGATTCGGTAGGTCTCAATATCGACCTGCATCCGGTGGACGGTCTGCGGGTTCATGCCCTTGAAGAAAGTCTTCCCTGACTGTACCAGATAGGCGGCAACCGGGTCTCCGTAGGTGAAGAATTCGTTCTTACCAGAATTGGAGAATACAGGATCATTGTAGAGATCCTTCCGGGCGGCTCTGAAAATATCCATGTCGGGGAAAACCGCAAGACGATTCATTTCGTTCGCCCCGGACATTTCCTTGACCTTAAAGGCATGCGGCCCAACGGCTCTACGCATGACTTCGATTCCTTCCGGCGTTGTGTATATAAAAGGATGCACGTCATGTATGGTATCGGAGACAACATCATTCTCGTCCCGGATCCATTGTCGGATCTGATGATTGCCGTGAGCGGCCATGCCCACGATCCTTTCAGTTTCGTCCGATCCAAACAGTAAGTGATTCATAATTTTCTGGTCTTTATCTATAATGCATCAAATATCATGCCAAACCGTAGGAGAATCTGAACGTTCACCAAACCTACTACTTTCATGGCACTTACTAGCGACATGCTTTTCGCTGATAACGATAGTAATGTTCCGAAGCCGACAGGCTACACGGATCCCACTACCGCTATCTCTCAAACTTCTCCCTTCACGGTTGAAGACTATACTTATTCAATGACAGCAAGTTCCGGAGTTTCGACTACGGCAACGCTTGGCATGGATGCGCTGATCACCGCATTTGAAACTTGGTTCTCTGGAACCTTCATTCCTACCACAATGGGTATCGATGTGACCAACACGGTCACGGCCATTGCGCGTGTGAAGAAGATCACCGTTGGCGATGATGAACCGGGTGATGAAATCTACCTGAATGACGCAACTCGCAAGTTCGAGATTCTATTCGACGCAACAATCGAAGTCAGCTAGATCCCGATTTTTGTAGTTCCAGTTTAATAATTCCGTCTTCGTGTTCAACCCGTAAGTTGAATCCGGCGGCGAATTTCTGTATCTCGTCAGCGCGAACGTCCAAGGACATTTGGTTCTCCATTCGGATGAACGCAACAATCATGTCCGTAGCCCAATCCAGTTCTCTCTGTGTCTTCAGATCGCTCTGAGACGCGGCAAGTTCCAGTTTTGTGCGTAGTTCATCGACCTGCTTCTGTACGGCGGTCAGTACGCATTGCACCAACATGTTTCCTTCGATTCTGGACAGGGGATGCCTGCTTGAATCAGTTTGGGATTCGTTGAAGTATTCAACTCCGTTTCGGATCGCTTGTTCTACGGTCATTTTTGTCTCCTTTGTAGGTATCGGTCGGCAGATCCGACTTTCTGTGAAATCTCCTTACCTGTCAACGGCGGAGAACATCTTTCGTTCCATTCGTCCATTGTTCCATGTACGGTTTCAAACGTGGCTTCATTCTCCGGGAGCATGCCAAGCATTTTTCTCATGGCATTGTGTTGTTCCGGATGCGCCAAGCAATAACAGGACAGGGTAAAAGCCGCCCAATCACGCCCTGACTTGTTTCCCCAATCTTCACCGCGAGCTACGCCGTTCTCAATGATCTGCTTCAACGGGCCGCGTGGACTATGCCATTTCGGGCCTGCGGGTTGATTCGCTTCTGCCTGCAACGCTTCCCACGCTTCCTTGGCTTGAGCTTCAGCTTTCGCTTCGAATGCTTCATGCATTTCTTCTTCTACTCCGCCAACGGTAGGATCCGGGTAGACGAATGGCTTGAATGATTTGGCCTGCTCAATAATTGAATGGAGCTTCAGGCCGTTGAAACGTGTGGCCACCCAAGTCGTTTTGAACATCTGCGTTTTCTGGTGCTGACTTCCAGTAAGTCTGAGCATCTGCAATGGTGACAGGGTAGACGGATCGAACTTGTGATCGGTCAGGAACTTCACAAACTTGATCATGCATCCACGCGCATTGTCTGAATCCCGGAAGATCGGAGACCCAATCTGAGACGTGGCAATCGCAATGTGAAACCCCTTGGATCCGGAGAAGGACACGAAGGTTCTGTCCATGTCCACCCCGGCATCCGTCAGGTCGCTCAGAATCGTTTTGGTCGTGTCGTGAGCGTGGTACATGTCTCCGGGTACGTCGATATCCAGAACGATCCAAGGAAGGTATACTGGTTCGTTCACTTTGCGGACACTTTTCCGGTCACGCCACATTCCAACTGTGCGGAATAAAGCATCCGGGTTTCCGTTCTTGGCTACGCTATCCATGAGACGCATAACGTCTCCGGCTTGGCGTTGGATCCATTCAACTCCGTTTCCAGAATGAGCAATCCCACCATGAACGAAAGCTGACGTTTTGCCGTAAGCATGTATTTTGAATTCCTTCACCGGGTCAATCGTTGTTACTGTTGAAGCAGGAATCGTCGGCTTCATCAACAGCCCGTACCGACCCTTGGTATCTGGTTCCATTAAAGTAGAAGCTAACATCGATCTCTCCTTTAACTTCTGGATCGCATATTGGATTTTGCGCCGGGTGAAGATCAAACCCAGAGCCGACGAAATATCTTCGCGGATTGTTTCGATTGACACCCATGAAGTGCCGGACGGAATCTGTAACGTCCTTCCTGAATTCGTCAAGTATGACGAGTCTTGATACGACACGCCCGACAAAATGCGGGAAAAAACTAGGGCCGGAAGTGGTTTGTTTGGGTTCCATAATGTTTCTGGTACGAGTGAAAATTGGTAGGGATTAGCCCTTTTCTTTTTGAATCTGTTCATTTATCTCTTTTATCATATCCTGCAATTCTGTAAGCATATCTGGCAGGCGATTATCGTGGTGCATATGACCATATGATTGCAAATACTGTGCCAAGTTCCCATACATGGCAAGAAATACTTCGGCTTCAACGGCTATCCAAGGCTTAGTGCGATTCTTGGCGAACATGATCAGGGGGAGTTGATTGCCCCTGTTAGCTTCGGCCTGCCTGACTGTGGGCCAGAACCCTATCTTCTCTGTGTTCTTGACTTCGCAAGCGAAAGGGAACACCCCTTTGGCAGTTGGGGAAAGTACGATATCTGCACCAGATTGGCCCATTCCGATAGAATGTACGTGATCTGGATCGCGCAACTCAGCGTACCATACGGATTTCAGGATTGTTCGGAGCCTGTCGCGTAGCCATTGCTGTGCGCGTCTGCCTTTGGCCTTTGCGCTACTCGCGGTCTTGCCCGGTGCGAGATTCTTCTTCAGGATCGCTTCGATTTCTGCGCGGTAGAATTCCGCCTTGCATTCGGTTACGATCTGGTTCAGGATCTTGTCTCGTTTGGCTTTTGTAATGCTCATGCTAACGTCCGGGCTGTGTTCGGAAAGTGTGGAAGCCATGCCGGACAAATCTTCCTGAATCTACTTTCGGGGCCGTCAGGCGTATCGTACAGTACAATGGACGTTACCCGATCTGGATCTAGTACAAGGTACTGTGGAATCGTTAAGCCTTCATCAACGTATTCAACTTCCGCATTGATGACCTTGCCGCCTGTAATTCCGATAACATAATGTCCGGGAAGGGTCAGCATGAGAGTCTTTAGTTTAGGATCTATTGTAGCGGCCATTAGTCTTCTAAGATTAAGTGAACGGTGTTTGCGGCGAATGGAGAGATCGAAATTCTGTTAGAACCACGAACAACCAGATCTCCATCTTCTGTCAGGTGAATGTCGATCCATCGTAGGTCGAATGGGTACGGCTTTGGAAACCGCACGTAATCACCTTGCTTCAGGCTGAAGATCCCCTGCTTTCCCATGTCATCATACGTCCGCACAACTCCATGAGCGGAATCCTGATCAACGGATCCTTGGATCCTTCTCAGAGTGGCAACTTCTTCGCCCTGCTGTTCTATTACCCGTTGGGCATAGAGCGGTAGCTTATCAAATTGTTCGGGTGTCATTTCTTTTTCTTCAGATAGTGTAGGAATTTGTCGAACGAGATCACGCAATGGTGATCGGCCGGGACAGCGTGGAAGAACTGCATAACGTTCCGGGATTTGAATTGTTCCCGGACAATGATGCCGCGTCTTTGCGCTCTGGCGAATTGTTCTCCAACTCGAATCATCAGAACGCCTTGGCGGTTTTGGGTAACACCATTCGACCAAGCTACCCAATACTCACGCTCTGGATGATTGAAAGCGTACTTCACTTTCCCAACGTTGATCAGGAGATCTGATCCCCGACGAATTGGGCGGAGCGGCCCCGTCACTTCAACACAGATATTTGTTCCCTGTATCTGAAGATCAGGAGCCGCCTTCTCGTAGCCATGATCACCTGAAGCACCTTCGATGTAGTCGGTCGATCCTGCACCGAAACCTTCGTCAATGACAACGTGGCCTGTCAAACGTTCAATGCACTCCTTCACGAACGCTTCTTTTTTCGCTGATTCGGCCCACGTTCCCTTGAACGCTTCCTTCATGTGAGTTGACTTCGAGACTGCCATTTCAATTACCCTGCTGTTAAGATTGTCAATACGTAGATTATGGTTGCCCACATACACATTTGTAGTACAAAGATCGTGCCAAACACGATTGGGTGAGTCTTCCTGCTCATAGCTCACGCTCTGCGGTTACTGCATCTAGCCAATCTGCGACCTTACGGATCTGGTCGGTTGATGCATTCGTTTTGATGCGGTTGGCCAAATGTGAGATCACCAGACAGTTTCCGGGGATGTAGCCCTTCTCTGGATTCAGGCGATCAATGCTTGGAGAGTTTTCGCTTGACACTTCATCGCCAACGAAAATCGGAATACCCAACACCGGGCAATTCATCGGCAAGTGCAGATCCTTGTAAGTGATACCGAATTCGAGTCCCAATTTGGCACTACGGTAACGGGCATTGTTCACCAACTGGCGAAGAATGTTCTCAGGCTTGGAAGCCCATTCTTTGAATCTGCGTTTCTGGCAGACTTTGCATTCATTCTTCCGCTTATTGAAAAGCGTGGGGGATTTCAGAATGTTACATGTGATGCAAGTTTTCATAACGATTGGTCTTATTAAAGTTTAGGGCCGTTTCTTTTAATAGCGCAAGTATCGTGCCAAACTCAGTCGGTGTTCAATCCGAACGATTCGAGCTTGGGCATGGCCAATGCATTGTCTTTCAATATCATGGCTGTTTCCATCGTCAGCGCGTCGAAGTTGCACTTCACCTTTTTGCGCTTCAGGTATTCTTTCATCTTACTGGATGCGGGGCCATTGTGATCCCGTTGCATCATTGCGAACAGGTCAGGTTGATGTTCTTGGAGCCAACGGTCAACTTTCGTGATCCCCTTCTGTATGTCAGATTCGACATAATTCATATCCATGTGCTTCGATCTCGCAGGTCGCTTGATCTCCTGAATCCAACCACCTTCCAGAACCCGGTGCAGTTCCCAATCGTGTCCATTGAAATTGAAGTGGATGATGATAGGAGTCCGTTCCGTAATCCCTTTGGCCCAAGGATTCATAGGGAGCCGCAGGGCGGCGAAAGATTCTCCCATGATCCAACGCAAAGGAGTCAGAGCCTTCAGTTCTTCGTTGTAGACAGTCTGTGTCCACAGATCTTGACGTTTTAACGTTATGTCCAGACTGCTCATTCCGGCCAGATCCCTTGTTGGAGCTTCCGGCATTTCTTCTTCTTCGTACTGGATAACGTCCACAACTTCAGACAGTAGCTTGCCGTTGCTGTCCACATTCTTAGGCAGACCGAATAGAGTTGCAGGCATGTCCAAACCATGCTTCAACGGAAAGGCCGTGATGTATGTCAGGAAAGGTTTTCTGGATGTACGGATCGCTTCCTTTCGATCTGAAGCTGTCCTGTATGCCCCCAGATCCAACGCAGGGTCAGTCCGCAGTCCACGTCCGATCTTCTGGATGTAGAGACTTTGGGAGTCTGTTGGCGCGTTGTCCAGTACAGTCTGGATCATCGGGTTGTCGTACCCTTCAGTCAGAACCAATCGATTCGAAAGAAACTCAAGAGAGTCAGGTGATTGATAGTCCATTCCAAAGCGTTTGAGATTGCTCTGCCGGGTTTCGTCATCGGTCTTTGCGTCAACGTGTCCGGCCCGGATCCCGTAGGATGCTTCGAGCGTAGCCGCCAACATTTGAGACTGAGCTACGTTCT